CACATGCAGCAGCATGGATACCCCAGGATGGTGGCCGCCACCAAAGGACCGGGATCGGTAGAGGACGGGGTCGAGCATCTCAGGAGCTATGAGCGGATCGTCATCCACCCGCGCTGCGTGCACGCGGCCGAAGAGGCCCGTTTGTGGTCGTGGAAGGTCGACCCGCTGACCGGCGATGTCCTGCCCGTCCTGATCGACAAGCACGATCACTGCTGGGATGCGGCCCGCTACGCGCTCGAGCCCATCATTAAGACGAGCGGCACTGGACTCCTGACCTACGCGGCCGAGGAGATGGCGAAGAAAGCGGTACCGAAGATAGCATAGTGGGCGGACTCCATTACGCTCGCGTCATGCTGCTGATCAGACCAGATCTTGTTAGCCCTGGGATCCAGGGTGCGCACGGAAGCTACACGAGGAACGCCAACGGGACGATTGAGGCCACCCACCCGGCCGACATCCTGGCGGCCCTGAGCTGCGGGTACGTGCCTGTGCAGTGCATGCCCGGTCTCGTGTCGATCCCCGGGTCGACGCGATTTGAGTTCCACGCCACTCACAACCAATTGCTGCCCGCCGTATTCGGCGGCGCGCTGTAAGGAGTCGTCCACATGGCAGCCACCACCCTAGCGATCACCGATGCCAACCAGGCCAGCAAAACGCTGAGCGTCAATGCCGACGCCAGCAACTCGGTCACGACCGCGTTGATCGGCAAGACGAGCGTGAGCGACCCGACCACCGGGCTCGAACAGAACGTGCGGGCCGATGGGCGCGCGTACGTGAGCGCCGAGGGTGGCCGCATGACCTATCGCTACGCGATCCCAGCCTTCACCCCTGTTGCCACCCCGACCGAGATGGTGGTGATCCAGGGAAGCGCGACCAAGATCGTGACGGTGAAGAAGATCACGGTCGGAGGTGCCGCGACCGCAGCCGGCAGTCTATCGCTCGTGCTCACCCGCAGGTCTGGTGCCGGTACGCTTGGGTCAGCCGTCCTCACCCCCATCACCCCAGCCAAACACAAAGGGTCGACCGCCGCGACCGCTGTCGTGAGCTCGGTCGGGACCGCCAACTACACGACCCCCGGCACCGTCGTGGCGTATGTCGGAGCCGGCCGCGCCACTTTGGTTGCGATTGGTAGCGCCGCGACCTCGGGAGAGGGCAAGAAAGCGGTTTGGGAATTTGGGGTCAACGGTGAGGCTCCGTTTGAGCTCGCGAGCGACAGCGAGTGGCTCACGCTGGACGGCGCTGGTGGCGGCGTACCAAGCGGTGGCGTGCTCGACATCGAAGTCGTGACCACCGAACACACGGCCTAACCCTCCAAGGGAGGCTCCCCCATGCCTCCGCCGGGCGGCAAAAAAACACCATTCGACCAGGGCGTCGTTGCCAAGCTGAGCGGCGCACTATCGGGTGCGGTATCAGGTCTGGTGAGTGGCGCAATCCGCGGCGCATCTGAAGCGTGGTTCGGGCCGCTACAGCCAATCGCCCCACAGGCCCCACAGGATCCAGCTGCCGGAGCGAAAGGTCGGGCGTTCGACTACCCGTTCGGCTGGAACATTTCGTGGACTCCTCGAGGCGAGGCCGGACAGGGCGGCATCACCTTCCAAGAGCTGCGCGACCTGAGCGACCCGACTCGCGGCGGGCTTGATCTGCTCAGGCTGGCGATCGAGACGCGCAAAGACCAGATGGCGTCACAGCCGTGGGCCATCAAGGCGCGGGACGGCAAAGAGACTGACGCATCGGAGTCCAGGGCCAAGCAGATCACCGACGCGCTTGAGTACCCAGACGGTGAGCACGATTTCCACACGTGGCAGCGCATGCTGCTCGAAGACCTGCTGGTGTTGGACGCACCCTGCCTCTACCTCGCGCCAGTGGCGGGCGGCAAGCGGCCCGAGGTGATGGATGGGGCGTTGATCAAGCGGCTGATGCGGCCGGATGGACGGCGACCCGAGCCGCCAGACCCAGCGTACCAACAGAAGCTCAAGGGACTGGCCGCCGTCGACTACACGTCGGACGAGCTGATCTACATGCCGCGCAACCCACGGCCCAACCGGGTGTACGGCCTCGGACCGGTCGAGCAGACCATCATGACGGTCGACATGGCGTTGCGTCGCCAGCTCTCGCAGCGCGAATACTTCACGGACGGGAGCGTGCCCGATGTCGTGATGGGGACGCCCGAGTCATGGTCGGCCGAGCAGGTGCGGCAATTCCAAGAGTATTGGGATGCGCTGCTTACGGGCAACACGGCAGAGCGGCGACATGCCAGATTCATCCCAGGCGGTATCAAGCCGTTCGAGCTGAAGCCTGGCCAACTGAAGGACGGGTGGGACGAGTGGTTGGCCCGTATCATCTGCTACGCTTTCTCGCTGTCACCGCAAGCGCTCATCCAACAGATGAATCGCGCGACTGCCGAGACTGCGCATGAGACGGCGATAGAAGAGGGGCTCGAGCCGCTCAAGCTGTACTGGCGCTCATTCATGGCGCGGGTGCTGCGCGGTTGCTGGCCTGACGGCGCGGCGTTCGAGTTCGTGTTCGAAGACGAAGAGGTGATCGACGCCAAGACCAAGGCCGACGTGTCGCAGAAGGCGTTGGGCAACAAGGCGTGGTTGACGCTGGACGAGGTGCGCGAGATCTACGGAAAGCCGCCCGCCACACCCGAGCAGATCGAAGAGCTCAGGCCACCGCCTCCGCCGGCGCTAGATCCTGGTAATGGCGATGAGCCGCCAGGTGTGAAAGACAAGGACGACGAAGAGAAGGGCGATGGCGACAAGAAGGAAGAGGTAGACGACGGGGTGCAGCACGTGCGGCGTGCGCGTGCCCGGAGGTCTCTTCCGCGTGATCAGTCGAAACCGCCAGGCCGCCAGCCTGTGTGTGGCCAGCATCCTCGCCGATACCCATAAGTATCTCACGACGATCAAGGACTCGCTGTCACGTACCGCTCGCTCTGGCGGCCACACCATGTTTGCGCTCGACCAAATGGATTGGCGTCCACTTGGCGAAAAATTGGCCCGCCACCTGGTCACGATGGCGAAGGATGGGGCGGCCGAGGGGTTGGGGCAGGTCCACCACACCAAGATCAGGCGTGACCGCGGCCCGACCAAGAACGAGCTACTTGAACTGCTGCACCTGGCCGACGAAGAGGCGATCGAATGGGCTGAGGAGCGGGCGGCCGAGCTTGTCGGCCTGCACCGCAACCCCGACGGCAGCTGGGACGTGAGCGACCAGCCCGGCATGTCGATCAGCGAGACGACGCGCACGGGTGTGCGCGAGCTCGTGACGGACGCGATGACGGACGGGTGGAGCAACGACCGGCTGGCCGACGCGATTGAAGGGGCGTACGAGTTTAGCGACACGAGATGCGAGACGATCGCCCGTTTCGAGACCGCGCAGGCCGACCTCGAGGGCAACCGCGCCGGTTGGCGCAACTCGGGAGTGGTGCGGGGCCGGCGCTGGGACATCGGAACCGACAACATCGAGGTGTGCGACGATTGCGAGCAGATGGATGGTGAAGAGGTCGAGGGTGATGACGAGTTCGAGGGCGGGAATGCGCCGCGCCATCCACGTTGCCGTTGTAACGAAACCCCCATCATGGTGGACGAGGAAAAGGAGGACGAATGAAACTGGAACCCAAACGGACGGCTTTGAGCACGTTGCGACGCGACACCAACGCCAAGTACATCGGGCTCGCCCGCATGGTGTCGGAGAGCTTCCTGCAGGACCGGCAGGCGATCGGCCTGTTGATCTCCGAGGTCCAGCGCATGCGGGCGCGCGAATGGATCTGGGCCGTTGGGCTCGGCGTGTTGGCGGTCTGCGTCGTGCTGTTGGCCGCCGCAAATATAGCATAGTGGGCGGCACCCGTTAGCCTGACGGGAGCATGGACAAGATCCAGATCTACGGGACGATCAGTCGGGTAGAAGAGCTGCGGGACGGCAACCTCGTGGTCGAGGGTGTGGCCGCCACCAACCGGTCGATCGGCGGGGTCGTGATCCCGACTGAGGTCATGCGGGCCGCGCTGCCGGCCTACATGGAGTTCCCGGCACTTCGCGAGATGCACAAGGCGTGGGCCGCCGGCAAAACGATGGCCGTCGAAGTCGGAGACGACGGCATGACCCGCATTGCCGCCAAAGTGGTGGACCCGGGCGCCAAGGAGAAGGTGCGGGAGGGCGTCTACACCGCGTTCTCGCTTGGGGCCGAGCCCATTGCCTGGGGCAAAAAAGGCTCCGACACCGTGATGGAGAAGATCGACCTATACGAGTTTTCGCTGGTCGACAGCCCCAAAGATCGAGGCGTTGGCAAGTTCACGATCCACAACTTTCGAGGAGACCACATGCCTACCAGCGAGATCGAAACAACTCACGCAACAGAGACGGTCAAAGCCGAAGCCATAGAGCGCACGATAGATCCAACCACTGTTGTTGAGAGTGATGCTGCAGTTGTTGAGGTCCCCAAGGTTGAGCCTGCACCAGCGAAGTCCGGCGATAGCCAAGAGATATGGGATTGCAAGTTGGCGCTCGAGTCTATTGCGCAGAGCATGTCGACGCTTGTACTTGAGGATCACGAAGAGGCGGTCTCACAGGTAGAGGATTTGAAAACAGCGCTCGACTGTCTGAAGGGTTTTGTTTCCACTGACGTGGTGGAGACGGCCGAGATTGAGCAGGTCGCGTTCGGCGGGGAAATCGAACGCGGAGACTATCCGGGACACCCATTCCACGGGAATCAGCATGTTGGCGGTGAGGGCTCGGGCGGTGCCCACAACAAGGCATCCGGGAAAGCACATGCCGCGTCGAAGGCAGCGAACAACTCCGAGGGCCATAAAAAGGCGTCAGAGGCTCACAAAAAGGCGTCCGAGAAACACCGCAAAGAGGGTAATGAGGATACGGCCGCCTATCACGACGCAATGGCGAAGTATCACGCGAAGGCATCGAAGGGCAAAGGAAAGGGTACCAAGCGCATGGCCATCGGTGACGAAAACAAAATCGAGCAGGCGAAAACAGTCACAGAGAATGACGTGATTCAGCGTTTGGCTGCGCTCGAGAAGCGGGCAACTGACGCCGAAGACGCCGTCAGCAAGGCAGGCGAAGCTCTCGTGCGCGTGATGGCGGAGCGCGACGGCATTGCCGAGCAGTTCGCGAAAGCGGAGATCGAGCTCAAGCGCAAGGGTGTGTTGCGCGTGATCGCGGTCGACAAGCAGGCAGACGGCGCGGCTGTCGAGTCGGAGAAAAAGCCGGAGCCGAAGCCGGAGCCGAAGCCGGAGCCCAGTACCGAGGGAGAGCGCCTCACTCGCGCGCGTGACGAGATCGCCAACGTGTTGCGGACCGGCGGCAAGCAAGTCTACCCCGGGCAGTTCGGAATCTAGGAACCACTCCCGGGCACGTCCCGGGTCACGAAGGAGATGCACGTGGACGTATCGCAAACCCTGGAGATGGTCCGGAAGGCGTTGGGCTCGCCGGACAATCAGATCCTCCGGACCGCCGGTTGGGCTCAACCCGGCACCGCTACCAGCGGGCTGACCTCCTACAATCTGGAGGCGCCGGCCAAGTTGATCACCCCGGTGCTGACGCCGCTGCGCAACGAGATCCCGCGGATCGTCGGGCAGCCCGGTATCCAAGCGAATTGGCGCCTGATCAACGGGATCAACACGACCAACGTGCACCCCGGGGTCGGTGAGGGAGAGCGTGGCGCTGCCATCACCCACTCGACTGCCGACAAGACCGCGGCCTTCAAGTTCTACGGACTTGAGGACTACGTGACGTTCGAGGCCCAGTGGG